GATTTCGATGGGTATCACATTCGTTTGATTGCTAAATTGATAGGTGTAGATATACCATTAGACATCAAAGCACACAAGTGGTTAGCTGACCAATATGGTGCTGATATTAAAGACGCAAAAGCAATCACATTCCGACAATTATATGGTGGAGTGCAGGATGAATACAAACACATTCCGTTCTTTAGTAAGACATCAGAGTATATAGAGTCACTTTGGAACGAATTTTTGATAAATAGAGAGGTATTTACCCCAATTCTACGAAGAAAGTTGATTTATAGTTCAGATTTGAACAAAAATAAGTTGTTTAACTATATTTTGCAGTCCGTTGAGACTGAACGGAACATACTTATATTGGAGAAATTATCTCAAATGAGATTATCTCAAAAGTCCTTACCAATTCTTTACACTTATGACTCAATTCTATTTGATGTTCATCCTGAAGATGGTAATGATTATGTTAATAGTATTAAATCAGTTATGGAAGCAGATGGGTTCCCTGTTGAAACCGAAGTGGGTGATAACTATAAAGATATGGTGAAGGTTACAATATAACTATTTATTCTTATGAAGAAACTTTTCAATTATATAGCACAAAAAGTATGGAATGATGTGGGTATCTCGTTAAACGAAGGTATCACTTCAGAAGAATCATTGGTGGCCACCTATAAAGTCATTTCAGAACTTGTTGATGATGAGTTTGCTGAAGCATACATCACTTCACTTTTGGAAGCCGAGAAAATCGACCCCGATACTGAAGTGACTTACAAAAACAAAGAGGGTGAGAAAAAAACCACCACTTATAAGACTGCAATTGCATCCGATAAAGAATCACCACAATACAAAGCCGCAGATACTCTTCGTAAAAAGGGTGGTGATGATAGTAAAGAAGATGATGGGAAGTTTTCAAAGTCCGACCAAGTGGCAATGATGACCCAAGCCGAAAAAGACGCAATGGTTCAGGCCAAAGAGAAAGAGACCGCATCTAAATCCGAACCACAAGCTAATGGGTATGTGGGTGAGAAGGATAAATCACTAAAACAAGGTGACCCTACTAAATCAGAGACATATTCGATGGATTTACCACCGGATGAGGCTGACTTCCAAAAACGAAATGCTAAGTTTGCAAATCCAACTCCACCCGATGTATATAAGATGCCTGACTTTATGAAGAACAATCCAAAGTTCCCTAAAAAGTATTTAACGGCATTAGAACGAATGGTGAATACACAACCAAAGGGTGATGCAACCAAATGGCAACATTATAGTGATATTCCTGGTGGTGCCGGTCAAATCTCGGCGCAGGCTGGTGAGTTGATGACTATGATGGGTGCTACGATGAGTGATAAAGAATGGAATGAGTTTAGTAATTCTCTTCTTAAACACGAAACTTCTTTGAAAGACAACCATCCAGATACCTTTATGAAGAAGGATAAAAAGACCGGCAAGTACAAAGATAATCCTGGCTCACGAGTTGTTGATGAATCTTGGATTAAGGCCGCTACTCAAAGTAGAAAAGCAATCAAAGACCGATTGGTAGACCAATATGGTGAGGGTACTGAAATTATTGCTGGTGCATGGGATACTGAAGCTGATGTTGAAGCTATGGGTATGGATAATTATAATGATAATAAGGGATTCTCAACCGATATGTACCTAAAGGTTAAAAAACCAAATGGTGAAGAAGTATTGGATGAGGTATCTTTAAAGAAATCAACGCACGTAAACTTCCTAAATGGCGGCGCAGGTTCATTCTCTAAATGGGACGCCGATTTACCAGATGCAATTAATCAAAATGTATACGCTCAAAAAGCAAGAGAGAGAAACATTTCATATGTTTCACGAAACAAGGCAAAACTTGAAGAATTGTTAAAATCTCCAAAGGGTAAGGAAGTTAATGCAGTTTTAAAATCAAAAGGGCTGACCCTTGAACAAGCATTAGAGGGTAATTCACGAGACAAGCAAAAAGTCCTATGGACTGCTATTAATGCATTGTCAGCCAATGGTGATAAATCTGCTAAAGAGATTGTTGATAGGGACAATAAAGAGCACGCTCTATTCCAAGCAGAATCCGTTAAAGCAATTACCGAAAACCCAAAGATGAAAGCAGGTATGCTTGAGGACATTCGTTCGGAGTTCCCATTAAAAGCAGTTTCCGAAGGTGAGGAGACTATGGCAATTGGTCCATTCTCATTAGATAAGAAAACTATGAAGGCTATTTTTGGAACTGATGACTATAATAAACTTAAAGAAAATTTAGTCGCTGAACCACCAAAACAATTAATTGGTAAGGATGGTAAACCTGCTTTTGATAAGAATGGTGACCCTAAAATGTCAGCACCATATATTGGATATAAAATTGAATCATCCGGTGAAGTCTTTCCGGTAGCAGATATTGGTATTAGAGAAGATGGTCGTGGATATGGCGGCCAATTTAAATTTGAAATGAAACTAAACCAAAAAGCTTTTGCTGCTAGGTTGAAAAAAGCACAATCTGAAGTATACGGATAATATTAGGAGATAATGAGTGAGAACACAATTATTATGTACCTTCACAAATGAGGGTCAATTTGAGTCCGTTGTGGACACTATATTTAAGTCTTTTGAATTATTCAGCCGTAAGATATTTGTATTGAAATTAACACCATCTAACGAATTGGTAGTGAGTTATAATATTATTCCAAATTCATCAACAAAGTTCCTTCCATCTACCATTATGGTACATAGAAAGAAGGAATCAAACACGATGTATACTATCAACGCATTAAACGCGTTGATTACTACCGAAAATGGTGGTGTATTGGATAAATCATACCAAGTGGATTGGGAGAAATATAGAAACGCAGTCATCTTAACGGATGGGGGTGGTTTTAAAGTAATGACGACATCATTATTCAGAATCATCGATGTTAATTAAATTAGTTATTAAAAAAAGTTTTGATGAAGGATATCCGAGATTCGAATAATACAAACACCCATAGTTTGAGATTCAATCCACCCGAAGAATGGTTGGGTGGTATAAATTACAATATTCACTTTTTTGGATTGTTGAATCTAATAGAGGATGTTCGTGCTAAATTTTACATCGATGATACAACCCAAATAGGCGCGGGTTCGTTAGAATTCCAAAATAGATATAGAAAACCACGAAAAATGTTAGAAATAGGTTCATATAAAGGTGAGTCTACCCTAATGTTTGCCGCATCTGGTATATTTGATGAAATCCATTGTATAGACCCACACTCTGGGTACGAAGAAGCAAACGAATTGTTTGGTGAGGATTGGGACAATGTACAATCTGACTTTTTTACAAACACTCGGATGTTTAAAGACAAAATTGTATATCATCAAGATTATAGTTATAATTTGGCCAATACATTCGCAACATCAGAGTTTGATTTTATATACATTGATGGGTCTCACGAATATAATGATGTTATCCGTGATATTTCAGATTACGCTTCAAAAACTTCATTAATAATTGCTGGACACGATTATGGAAATGTACATTATGGTGTAACTCAAGCCGTTAATGAATATTTTGGAAAACCATATAAAAGGTATGCTGATTCCTCTTGGATGGTGTACAAAAAAAGAGGTAAATATTACTCGTTATAAAGAGTAGGCCCATATTTATACCAGTAGTGTTACTACAAATTAAAAAATAAAAAAATATTTTCAAATACATTTGGTATTGTCACCCAAATGTTGTATATTAGTGACAAGTTTAACAATTAACAATTAAAAAAGGAAAACTATGGCTATTGATTTAAACGCAATCCGTAACCGTCTGAACACTCTTCAGACAAAAGTAACAAAAACTGACAATTTGTGGAAACCCACTCCGGGTAAACAACAAGTAAGGATTCTCCCTTATGTCCACAATCCATCTAACCCATTCTTGGAACTTTATTTCCATTTTGACTTTGGTGGTAAAAATCTCATTTCTCCAATGTCATTTGGTGAGGCTGACCCTATCGTAGAGTTTGCTGAGAAATTGAAGGCAACTGGTAATCGTGATGACTACCAACTTTCTCGTAAATTAACTCCAAAGATGCGTACTTACGTTCCAGTATTGGTTCGTGGTGAAGAGTCTGAAGGTGTTAAGTTTTGGGGATTTGGTAAGAATGTTTACCAAGAACTTCTTGGGTTCTTTGCAGACCCTGATTATGGTGATTTGACTGACCCTGTAAATGGTCGTGACATCACAGTTGAGTTCAAAACTGCCGCAGAATTGGGTAAGTCTTACCCTGAAACTTACATTCGTGTAAAACCAAACACATCTGCTATTTCAGAGGATTCAAACATTTTGGAAACTGCTAAAAACCAAATTGAACTTCCTACAATGTTCAAAAGAGCATCTTACGAAGAAATGCAAGGTATGTTGGAACAATGGTTAGAGACCGGTTCAGTATCAGATGCTAAACAAGAACCAGCTGCAGAGACATCTCAACCAACTCAAGCTACTTCACCTGCTGGTAACGTGAAGGAAGCATTTGATGACCTATTTAACGACTAATTAAGTTATGGCAAAGAAGAAGGAAAGTTCTCGTGATGAACTATCTTCAATCCTAGCTGACAACCTCAACAAGAAGTTTAAGTCCGCCCACAAGGTGGCTTTCTTCTTGGATGGGGAAGAGGCAACCCCAACCGACTTGGATGAGTGGGTATCAACGGGTTCCGCTACGTTAGACTTGGCAATCTCAAATCGACCAAATGGTGGTTTACCAGTAGGTCGTATTACCGAGATTACAGGATTGGAAGGAAGTGGTAAATCACTACTCGCAGCTCACGCTATCGCAGACACTCAAAAGAAGGGTGGTCTTGGGGTGTACATTGACACCGAAAACGCAATGAACCAAGACTTTTTGATGGCTATTGGAGTTGACATTAAGAAGATGTTGTATGTTCCATTGGAAACTGTGGAAGACATCTTTGAAGCAATCGATTCAATCATCGAATCAGTCCGTTCTTCTGACAAAAAGAAATTGGTCACTATTGTAGTAGATTCCGTTGCAGGTGCATCTACTAAAGTTGAGATTTCAGCCGATTATGACCAAGCAGGTTACGCAACTCAAAAAGCCATCATTATCTCGAAGGCTATGAGAAAGGTAACTAACCTTATTGGAAGAGAACGAATCTCACTAATCTTCACCAATCAGTTGAGAACCCGTTTGGGTGTATCATTTGGTGACCCTTGGACTACGAGTGGTGGTAAGGCAATTGCATTCCACTCATCGTGTCGACTACGACTCAAACAAATGGGTCAGTTGAAATCCAAAATTGGTGGTGTAGACCAAGTTGTAGGTATTAAGACTCGTGCACAAGTAATTAAAAACCGTATGGGGCCACCACTCCGCTCGGTAGATTATGACATCTACTTTGATAGTGGTATTGACCAATACGGGTCTTGGTTGCAGATGATGAAGCAATACAAGTTGGTAAACCAAAGTGGTGCTTGGTACACTTATGTAGATAAATCGACTGGTGAGGAAATCAAATTCCAAGCCAAGAACTTTGAGGAATTGTTGGAAGAACAACCTGAACTCAAAACTACAATCTACAATGAAATGTGTGATGCCTATGTTATGGCTTACAAACAATCAAGCGCAGAATCAAATATTGATAATGTAGAATTAGAAGATTTCGATGCATAATAGGTATAAGGAGCTACTCAAAGAAGTTAGTAAAGAACATAGTGAAACTAAAGATGAATCTCTAAATGATAGAGTTCTTATCATCGATGGTTTAAATCAATTTATTAGAGTTTTTGGGGCAGTTCCTGCCTTGAATGATGATGGTGAACATTGTGGTGGTGTGACAGGGTTTCTCTTGTCCACCGCTGCCACCATTAGAAATCTCAAACCTACACGAGTTGTTATCGTATTTGATGGTAAGGGTGGGTCAAACCGTAGAAAGTCAATGTATAAGGGTTATAAGGAGGGTCGTACTGGTCTGACTAAAATCAATAGATTGGCAGGATACGAGGACTTGGAGGACCAACAAGAATCTATGAGGAATCAGTTTACTCGACTTATCGAGTACCTCCAAGTTCTACCCATTTCTCTTACCTATATTGATTATGTGGAAGCCGATGACATCATCGCATACCTTGCAAATCATTATTTTAAGAAAGAAGTTACAATCATTTCATCGGACAAAGATTTCCTTCAGTTGGTAAATCCACGAATCAAAGTGTGGGCCCCTACGAAGAAGAAAATGTATGATGAGGTACTTGTAAAAGAAGAATATGGTGTTAAACCACAAAACCTTGTATTCTATCGTGTAATCGAAGGTGATAAATCCGATAATATCGAAGGTGTTCGTGGTATAGGTCCAAAGACCATTCTCAACAAAATGACTTTTTTGAATGAAGAGGTGCTTGATTTGGATACATTCATTGATAAAATCAAAACAGAGTGTGATGATAAGTTGTCACAAAAATTGACCGAAAATGTGACAACCATTGAGATGAACTATCGGTTAATGCAGTTGAAAGACCCTGAAATTTCATCATCCATTACTTCTCAAGTACGGAACATTATGTCAGATTTACAACCTGAATTGGATATGGTTGAATTCAAAAAGATGTTTATGTACGACAAATTGTACACCGCATTTGCTAATGTAGATTCTTGGTTACGAAATTCATTTATCTCTTTGGATAATAATTTGAAAAATCATTTCAAAGATTTCGATTTTAATGATAAATGATTTTGATACTAACAAATAATTTCGTATATTTGTATCTATATGGAGAAGTTAGGAAGTAAATTTAGTACATCATTTCAGAATAAAGTAATATCTGCTATTATATCAGATAGGTCGTTTACTCGACAAATCTATGATATTTTAAAGCCTGAATACTTTGATGCTGAAGCCTCGGAGTGGTTGGTTAAAACTATTATGAGACACTTCGATGAGTATGAACAAATGCCCACATTAGATGTCCTTAAAGTTAAAATCAATACCATCGATAGGGATGTTTTAAAGACATCGGTAGTTGACAATCTTAAATTTGCTTGGAATCACCTTGAAAGTGATGATTTACCTTATGTTAAAGACCAAGTTCTTGACTTTTGTAAGAATCAGTCAATTAAGAACGCAATCCTTGATTCAGTAACACTTTTAGAAGATGGTAAGTATGATACCATCAAAAAGAAGATTGATACTGCTATGAAAGCCGGCCAAGACTCCGACATCGGCCACGAATACAAAACTATGATTACTGAACGATATGAAGATTCAGTCCGTAATGTAGTATCCACTGGTTGGGAGGTTATTGATGAAATTACCCAAGGTGGGTTTGGTAAAGGTGAACTTATTCTATTCGCTGCACCTCCGGGAATTGGTAAGTCTTGGGCATTGGTCAATATTGGTGTAAATGCTATGAAGAAGGGTAAGATTGTAGCACACTACACATTAGAATTGAACGAAGGTTATACCGGTCAACGATATGACGCAGTTTTAAGTGGAGTTGCAGTGGGTAATTTGAAGTACAATATGGATGATGTTAAGAAAGCAGTCCAAGGTGTATCAGGTGACCTTGTTGTAAAACACTATCCTACTAAAACTGCAAGTGTTACATCATTAAAAGCACATATGGATAAGATGACTCTACAAGGTAAAAAGCCAGATGTAGTAATTGTCGATTATGCTGACCTTTTGAGAGGTCCTGCAAAGGAAAAGAGACACGAAGAGTTAGAAGAAATAATCGAAGACCTTCGTGGTTTGGCTGGTGAGTATGAAGTTCCGGTATTTACGGCATCTCAAATCAATCGTAGTGGTGCTGAAGATGACATTATTACAGGTACGAAGATTGCAGGGTCATTCTCAAAAATGATGACTGCTGATTTCGTGGTATCTCTATCTCGTAAGATTGAAGATAAACTTGCTGGGACTGGTAGATGGCACGTAATTAAGAATCGTTTTGGACCTGATGGAATGACATTCCCTTCTAAAGCAAACTTCTCAACTGGCCAAATTCACATCTACAACGATGATTCCATTGATGGTAGAAAGACCTCAAACCAGATGAAACAAGGGGAGAGTTTAGTAAGAAAAGAATTAGCTCAAAAATATAAAGAAATGAGTGGTGATATTGGTTTCTAATCACTATATATAAACACCCCCAATGAAAAATATGTCTAACTATTTAACAAGGAACCAGTATGGGTCTATTTGATAATCGAGTACCTTTTAAACCATTTGAATATCCTGAATACTACACCGAAGGTTGGTTGAAGCAAGCACAGGCATTTTGGTTACATACCGAAATCCCAATGCAAGGTGATATCAAGGATTGGAATGAAAATTTGTCAGTTGAAGAAAAGAATTTAGTAGGTAATATCCTACTTGGGTTTGCTCAAACTGAATGTGCCGTATCCGATTATTGGACTACTATGGTAACCGAGTGGTTTCCTAAACACGAAATCAAGCAAATGGCTA